ATGAAGTGATCCGCTTGAGCGAAGGATTTTTCTTCCATCCAGTTAAGAACTTGGAATGCCTTTTTCTTGCTGCGTTGCTTTGTAGCCAATAGTGCTGCTTGTTCGATTGTCATAGTATTGTGTTATTTGTTAAAATGGTGAATTGTCTTCGTTAGTATCCTCAGCGATATCCTCAACTCGAGGACAACCAGCTGCCACCCACTCGGCGTGCTCATCAGCTCGCTCAGCGATAGCTGCTTGCTCTTCGTCTTTAAGAAAGCGAGCTGCCTCAGCTGCTTGCCATGTATCAGCGAAAGCTGAATCTTGTAAATGCTCTTCGTAATGTGTCATGGGAGTAGAAGATCACAATCTAGGCCCCTTGTAAAGCACAAAAAGCACTTTTTTTCACCTCTAGGCAAAAATACGGGTTGAAACAGGCCCCTAATTTAGGTATATTATAGTAGATGAAGTTTAACTTCTTTAAAAAAGACAAGCCCGTTGAGCGTCAAAACAACCTTTCTAGCCCAGATGAGTGGCTCGTAGATGCGTTGTTTCGTGGCGTTAGCTCGTCTGGCGTAAAGGTTAGCCCGATCACAGCAATGGGCGTTTCGACCGTTTACGCATGCGTCAATGTCATCTCTAAGGCCATCTCAAGCCTACCGTTGTGCATTTATGAGCTAACGGCTGACGGAGACAAGCAAAAGGCGTACAATCACCCGCTTTACAACACGCTAACACTAAATCCAGCCAAGAACATGACGACGAACGAAGTCGTTGGTGCGATGGTCTCAAACCTAGTGTTGCGTGGCAACTCTTACGCTCTGCTTAGCCGCGACGGTCTAGGCAATGTGCGTCAATTAATGCCGATCGAGCCATCAGATATGAGCTTGCAGGTTCACCCAGTGACCAACGAGATTGATTACTTGGTTGACGGTAAGAAAGTGGCTCGCAACCGCGTTTTGCACCTCAAAGGGCTGTCTAGCTCGGGCGTGCTCGGTTTTGATACGACCACACTGGCTAAGGATACAATCGGACTTTCAATTGCTTTGCAAGACGATCTCGCTAGCTTCTTTAAGAACGGAGCAAAAATGGGATCGATACTACTTTCTGATAAAACGCTTAAAGCTGAGCAAGTTCAGAAACTCCGTGAGGCTTTCGACGCTCGTCATAAGGGGCAAGACAACCTATACAAGACTGCTATCCTTACAGACGGCCTTAAACCCTTCACGGAGAGATTTTCATACCAAGACGCACAGCTCGAAGCTCAGAAGAAGCTAAACACACAAGACATCGCTCGCACATTTGGCGTGCCGTTGTCAAAGCTTCAGGTTGAGTCCGCTACACCAAGAGCTAACGTTGAGGAATCAAATCGCGACTTCGTTACCCAAACGCTTCGCCCAATAGTTGTTGGCATAGAGCAAAGCCTCAACCTAAATTTGCTACCCGCCTCCCAGAGAGCACGCTATTCCATTGGATTCAACATGGATGCGCTGCTACGCGGCAACATGGAAGCTCGATACAACGCCTACAGAATAGGCCGCGAATCGGGCTTTCTTTCTGTCAACGAGATTAGACGCATGGAAGGCCTCAACGGCGTAGGCGAAAAAGGCGACACCTACCTACAACCCTTAAACTTCACCGAGCTAGGCGAGCCGACGCCAGAGCCAACAGAGAACGATGGACAAGAATAAGAAAAAGAAAAAGAAGATTTACGCTTACGATTCAATCGGCGGAGAGGGCATTATGGCTCTCGATATCATCAAAGAGCTATCTGACGCCGAGGGCGACGTTGACTTCCACATCAATTCTGGTGGCGGATCAGTTTCTCAAGGCATAGCTATTTATAACGCGCTCAAGGAATACAACGGCGAAGTCCACGTTAGAATTGACGGGCTCGCTGCTTCAATAGCTTCTGTCATCGCAATGGCTGGTGACACAATCACCATGGCTGAGGGATCTTTGATGATGGTTCACCTACCTTGGACGATGATCGCTGGCAATGCTGATGACCTTCGCAAGGAGGCTGAAGTCTTGGATCAGCATATGGAGACATTGGTTGACATATACGCCAGCAACAGCCCACTCAGCCGCGACGAGATTAAGTCTATGCTCGCTGAAGAGACATGGCTGACCGCTGAGGAAGCTTATGAGCTCGGAATGATCACAGACATCGCTGGTGAGCTCAAGCAAGCCGCTTCTGTTGACATAGATCGTTTCAACAACGCACCTAACGAACTCCTCGAAATCCTAGATCTAAACAGCAAAAGCTTTAGTGCCCCAGAAGAGCCAACTGAAGAGACCAAGGAAGAATGTGATTGCGAAGAGTGCGATTGCGAAGAAAATGGGGTCGAAAACACCACCGAAAAGGAGTATAGTAATATAGAAGAAGACAATTTCGCTCGTTTGGAAGCTGCTCGTCAGCGTCTAGCGACACTAACAAAACTGGCCGCTCTCTAGACGAGTGATTCGGCCCAAATCATAAACCAAAACACAACAACACACCTAAATGAACAAACTAATCGAAAAACGCGCCAGCATCGTTGCTGATATGCGCAACTTGCTCGACGGTTCAGAAGGCTTGGACGCAGAAGGACAAGAAAAGTTGGCTAAGATTGAAGCCGATTTTGACTCTGTTGAAAAAGCAATCCGCGCTGAAGAGAAGCTTAACAAGATCGAGGGAGCACTTTCTTCTGTTGTAGAAGATTCTTACGTTCCATCTATCGAAAAAGAAAACAGCGAAGGCGACTACAAGAACGCTTTCGAAGAGTACGCACGCAAGGGCCTCTCTGCTTTGACCGGTGAAAAGCTCGCCGCTCTGCAGGTTGGAACCGACAGCGAAGGCGGTTACATCGTTCCCGAGTCTTTCGAGACCCGCATCGTTGAGCTCCTTCAGTCTGCTAACCCATTCCGTGGCGTTTCTAACGTTATCCGCACCGCTTCTGACCGCAACATACCTGTTGAGTCCAGCGTTGGATCGTTTGCATACGTTGCTGAAGAAGGCGCATACGGAACTTCTGATCCTGCTTTCGGTCGCGTTATCATTGGCGCACACAAGAGCGGTGGTATCATCAAGGTTTCAGAAGAGCTTCTACAAGATGCTTTCTTCAATCTTGAGTCTTACCTCTCTAACGTTGCTGGACGTCGCTTCGCTACTCTCGAAGAGCAAAGCTTCTGCACCGGAAACGGAACGAGCGCTCCTCAAGGCATCTTCACTCCTACCTACGGAAACAACGTAGACGGAGCTGTTAGCGCTTCTGCTGCCATCACCGGAAACGACTTGATCGATGTATTCCACAGCCTCGGCCGTGCATACCGTCAGGGAGCTTCTTGGGTAATGGGTGACGACGCTGTAAAGATCGTTCGCAAGCTGGTTGACGGCGACGGACAGTACATCTGGCAGCCCGGTTTGGTTGCAGGCGCTCCTGACACCATCTTCGGTCGTCCAGTTATCGTAACTGAATACGCACCTTCCGCTGCTCCTGATGCTAAGTCCATCGTTTTCGGCGACATGCAGTACTACACGATCGCTGATCGCTCTGGTATCTCTGCTCAGAAGTTGAACGAACTCTACGCAGCCAACGGCCAAGTAGGTTACAAGTTCAGCGCTCGCAACGACGCTAAGGTTATCCTCGGCGACGCATTCACGAGCTTCACCCACGGATCTGCTTCTTAATCTCTTGAAGGTTAAGTTCACAGAAACCGTTTCGACTCTAGGCGACCGGTACCTCAAGGACGAGATCTACGAGGTATCGGTCAACCTAGCCAATCAGTGGATCAAAAACGGCTGGGCAGCTAAGGTTCAGCCTAAGCGAGCTAAACAGCAAAGATCCACGGTAGTATAAAACTGCCCGCCCAATCCAAAGGCCCAAAAATTTAATCAGTGGGGCATCACGGAACGGGCGGGCTCTACTATTTCCACACCACATGTATCACACTTACAAAGTTACTTCCGCACCATCCAGCGAGCCAATCACCTTAAGCGAGGCGAAGGCTCAACTACGCGTAGAGAGCGACTTCAATGATGATGATACATGGATCACATCAGCCATCACGGTTGTACGTGAGCAGGTTGAGGCGCTAACGAATAGAGCGCTAATGCCACAGAGCTTCGAGCTAGCAATAGCCAAATTCGAGGACAAAATCGAATTACCGAAGCCACCATTTTCTAGCTTAACTTCAGTTAAGTATTACGACGAGGACGATGTGCTACAAACGTTAGCATCCAGCTACTACCTCGTTAATGACTTTGCAGAGCCGGCCACAATAAATAAGAAAACTGAGCAGACTTACCCATCTGTATACGATCGGCCCGACGCCGTACGCATTGCCTTTTCGGCAGGCTACGCCGATGCTGCTTCAGTTCCCACATCGATCAAGCAAGCGATGCTTATGCTATTGACCGACCTCTACGACAACCGCAGCGCCACAACATCGAGCTTCTCGACTGTCAAGGTTGAGTGGACTCCAGCTGTCCTTAATCTACTATCAACAACTAAAGCCTTCTTGTACTAATGCTATCTGCTCGGCTTAAGATTTATGCCAAGAGCGAGACAGCTAACGCTTACGGAGAGAAAGAACTGACCACATCGCTACTGAGGTCGGTATGGGCTCAAGAGCTCAGCATTAAGCAAGATGAGTCGATGCGATCAGACTCAGTTAAAAATTTAGATCGCTACAAATTTAAATTGCGCTTTAACAACTGGCTAACTGAAGACCACGAGATCGAGTTTGACGGCGGGCGAATGTCCATTGAATCCGTTGAGCCATCTGGCCATCAGCTTCGTCAGTGGCTAATAGTAAAGGCCATCCGCACGTCATGAATCAGAGAATCAAAATCTATTCAAGACAGTCGAGCGTCAACAGCTACGGCGAGCAATCTGACGTTTACGCACAATCTGGTTCGGTCTTTGGCAGAGCCAAGCACAGCGTCTCAGATGAGTCTCTTTTGTCTGATAAGCATCAGCCAACACATAAGCTGGAGGTAACAGCTAGGCACTTCTCTGGCACGTCTGGCGATCAGATTGAGTATGCTGGATACCGCTGGGAGGTTGAGGGCGTAAGACGCAAGCACAGATCCAATAACGTTACGATTATAGCAAACAGACTTTTCACAGCCGTCAGAGAGATTGCTTACTACTTACAGCCAGACGGCTCCAGCTTCTACCTAACGCCGACGGGAGACAAATACCAACAACCATAGACCATGCCAGATATTACCGTCAGCTCAGATATCCATGACTTTATGCAGTCAGCCGACAAGGCAGCTGCTAAGGCAAACCTAGACCTAGAAGCATCCGACATTAAGACCGCCTACGAGTCTAATGCCGATACAAACGCGCTAACCGATACCGAGAAGTCCAAGCTCGCTGCCATAGAGAACAACGCAACCGCTGACCAAACTGGCGCCGAGATTAAATCTGCTTACGAGGGCGAGTCTGATACTAACGCCTTCACGGACGCGGAAAAGACGAAGCTGACCAATCTGCCATCTGACGCAGAGGCTAACGTGGTTGACTCAGTTGCGGGCAAGACCGGAGCAGTCAGCCTTGACGCCGACGACGTAGACGATACATCTACCACGCATAAGTTTGCTACTGCTGCCCAGCTTACCAAGATTGACGACACGAGTGTTTTCACATCTACGGAAAAGACCAAGCTAAGCAACATCGAAAGCGGCGCTGAGGTTAACACAGTTGCATCTGTTAACACACAGACCGGATCAGTTGTTATTGATGCCGATGACATAAGCGATGCCTCAACCACGAACAAATTCGTTACCCAAGCGCAGAAGAACGTAATCGACAGCGTAGAGAGTGGCGCTACGGCTGACCAGACGGGCGCAGAGATCAAGAGCGCTTACGAGGGTGAAGCTGACACAAACGCGTTTACGGACACAGAGAAGACTAAACTGAGCGGCATAGAGGACAGCGCAGACGCCAACGCTCAGCAGGTTAGTGGATCAGAAAAGACAGCTGGATCCGAGACTGCACTAAGAGGATACTCTCCGCAGGACATCCACGACATGATTGACACGCACGGCTCGACCGGAGCTGCTCCCGTTGATTCTGTCAATGGTGCTACTGGTGTGGTCGTGCTTGATGCTGATGACATTGACGACTCAGCAACCACACATCGTTTTGCCACATCTACGCAGTTGACCAAGATTGATGGCGTAGAAGACAATGCCACAGCTGACCAAACCGACGGCGAGATCAAGACAGCTTACGAGAACAACGCGAACACAAACGCCTTCACTGATACCGAGAAAACGAAGCTAAGCAACATAGCTGACAACGCTGATGTTAACGTTAACGCCGACTGGAACAGTGCTTCAGGTGATTCTCAAATACTGAATAAGCCAACTTTAGGCACAGCCGCGGCTACAGCGTCAAGTGATTACGCAACGGCCGCTCAGGGCACTCTGGCGGCTTCTAGCGTACAACCTAGCGATAACGTTAGCACACTAACCAACGACGCTGGCTACCTCACTGCTGAATCCGACACACTTGATGCAGTAACGGGCAGAGGAGCAACAACGACAAACAGCATCTCGATTGCTGCTCTCACACTCGATGGTGAGGTTGTTGAAAAGACGCTCCACACGGCAACGTTCGCAGGAGCTCAAGACCTAGATCCATCAGCTGGCACAATCCAATGCCTCTACATTAGCGGCGATGTCACTTTTACCGACACGCTGGTCAATGGTGAGTCCATCACGCTTCACATCGACGACGGCTCTGCTCACTCAATAACTTGGCCAGCATCAATGGACTGGATTGGCGGATCAGAGCCAACACTTGACACAACTAACAAGACTATCGTAGTAGTCTGGAAGGTTTATGGAACACTCTACGGAATGACTGCGGGGGTAGCATCATGAAAATTTGCAAGATTAAAGACGGTAAGCCAGTTAAGGCAACTATTGGCCAACTCAGAAGAGAGAACAGAGGCGTAAGCTTCCCAAGCGAACCAGCTGAGTCTACGCTTAATAATTTTGGCTATTACATAGTAAAAGAAACACCAAAGCCTAATTACGATAGCAGAACGCAAACCGTCAATGCTAGCCTAGTTTTTGAGGCTGGCTTGGTCAGCGAGGTGTGGTCAGTTACCGATTTAGATCCATCTGTAATTGCTAAAAGAATCGGCACAGCTGCTACTCAAAGAAGACGCCAAGTTGAGCGAAACGGAACAAAATGGACTGATTCCAATGGTAAGACGTACTTGCTTGCAACTGATCTAAACTCACAGCAGAAGACCGTTGGTCAGCTCGCCATGATCACCCACGGAATAGCAAGTGGCGTTCAGCACTGGAAGCTTGATGTTGTCACAGAGGTAACCGAAGAGGTCGAGGGCGAAGTTTACACCTACGAAATCACAACACCAGAATTTAGGCCAACCACAAACGAGGAATTTAAGAGCATAGCAAAGGCAATTAAAGACCACATTGAGAAGTGCTTTGCTGCTGAGGGTATAGTTACGCACATGGCTGGCCTTGGCGTTTACACAGATTTCGATACTGAATTCGAAAAGCTATAAGATGCTGCGTTGGAAATCCAGTTTAAAGCCCACTGATGACAGCGGAGGAGATGTGTCACTGGACTCAGACGTTTTGTTGTATGTTCCATTTACAGACGCAGATGCGTCAACTGGTGCTGACGGTTATGTAAAAAGTGGCGGGACACACACACTTACAACTGATGTTTTTGCTCGAGCGGGGAATGCAGTGATCAACACTGACCAAACCAAAATGGATAGCTCTTCAACGGCTGCATACAACCCAGCGGGTGCAAATTCCGATGGTTGGGAATTGGACAGCACAATTTCCGCAGGTCTTGAAGTAGGTTCTTCGTCGCCATTGAGTATTCAATTTTGGTTCTACTGTTTGAACGACGGAAGCGGAAGCTCCGCAAGATTGCTCGGTTGGGATGGTTGGCACACATCGGGATCAGGTATAGAATTTGAAACATTATCAACTGATTACGACAGGTTTATATTCTATGAACATACTGGAGCAACGACGA